CTAACTGCACCAACACACTAGCTAAATATACCGGGCCTTTTCCGCCACTTTGAGCCTTGACTAAAGTTGGGAACATGGCACTCGGGTCATCATACGTATGATTACTGAACATTATTGTAACACCGGCTTGCGCAGCCTTGAATGTCAGCAATCTCATCATGCTCTTCAACCCTTTGGCGCGTGTACCCATGTCCATTGCAGTTTTTCCCTTTTCAGCATCATCTATCTCCTTCTGACTCGCCAAATTACCAAGACTGTCTATACTTATAATGAACTTATCTCTCATTTTTGCCTCAATCACACCATCTAAAAAGGCTGAAATCTGATTACGACAATCCTCTACAGTTTGCACTGGCACATACTTGACTTGATCGTTATCTAGACCGACTCCTATGGTACTGCTCGCATCTATCGCTGCTTCTGTATCAAATATAACAGGGATCATGCCTTTCTTCTGACCATTCGCGAGGATTTTATTGATAATATATGTTTTACCAGCTGCACTAGGGCCACTGAAACCGGTTATTCTACCCATCGGAACACCACCATACAAACTACCGGAGATGATCGCGTTCAACACCATGCAACCAGTGTCAACATAGTCACTGACAGTACTCAAGGCACTCTCTGACAAAAACTTAGCTTCAGGGTTGAGCTTTTCTAGCTTGTCAAATACCTTTAGTGTCTCTTTATCTATAATTTTACTCATCAAACAGCTTGATCACTTCTGGTTCCGGAGCATCTTCAACAGGTTTAGCAGCTTTTGCAACTGGTTGTGAAAATATGTTTTGATATTGTTTCATTATAGCAGCATCTAGTTCCAGATTACTACTCATCACGACACTCTCATCTTTAAACTGCCAGATTGCCCCCTTTTCGCGAGTTTTTTCAGATACAAACTCTCTAAAAATGTATGGTAACAATTGAACGGAAATTTGACCGTTTTCTTGGCTCATCTGTACATTGACGACCGCTGGTTCTTTGACATGGTGTATATTGTCTTTTGTCTTGACATGTTCACCTACAATCACACGACCTACATGATCGATAAATGATATTATTTTCGTTTTACTCATAAGTTATATTATATATTATGTTGATTTGGTTTTCTACTTTTTTTACTGAAATATATTCTCACGTAATACTTCCGGACTACAGCGATGATTGTGAACACAGCCCATAGCAACACTGAAGACTCCACAACCGACAGTTTGAATCTGAAAATGAACCACATTGCCAACATGTTCAATGGAAAATTTATAATGGTACCGATCACAGTGTCACTAATTGCTTCGGTCCATGCTCTTCTACTCTTGGATGTCATACTCCTAACAGTTCAAACAGGTCTGTCTGTACCTGGGCACTTGGTTTGCTCAGCTTCCAATTGACTGCTTCATAAAATCTATCTATTATACTAAATATAATCTTTTCAAACATCTTTTCGATGTCTGGATCGAACACTTTCTTGAACTCATCTGGATAATAATACTTGTATGCTATGGCATTGATACCATACTTGTTGGGTTGGTTGACGTAGAAGTATCGGACCTTGTCACCAGATTCGATAGCCTCGTACTCACCACTCAAATCTAGCTTATCCAGCAGTGTGTTGTAATGATACGCTGCTTTCACGTGTGCTGGCATGCCTTTACAGGTCACAAACCCATTGCATCGATCAGCATACTTTTCATAATCTGAAATTCCCATCACAAAAGAGTAATCTTCCACCGGCAACTCTTTGAACTTCTCATACGCTTCTAGAAACACGTCATTTGTCACAGATCTATTTTCAGTGTCCATCATTGTTTCGATTATTTTTTTGATATACGGTTTGATTGGAGCTGGTATGGTACTTCTCACAACTTCAACCCCGGTATATTTAAATTTGTTTGTAGGTATTCCTTCATCATCCAACACACGTAACACATAACGTTTTTTCTGTAAGAAGACACCAACATCTGTCATGCACTCTCGTTTGAACACAAACCTACTATCCTTACTGTTCAGTGCTTTGGCACTCCACTTGGTTATTTCCTCATTCAAGTATTGCTCCACCAACTCTGCTTGTTTGTAAGCATAATCTGTGATTTTAGAGTTGTTATGAAATATTTCACCGGATTTTTTCATGATACGGTTTATCGATATGTAAGTTGAGTCTGTATCATTGTATATAACCGGATCTGCACCTGATACACCGTGTTTGTCCACATAATCCCTTAAAATATCGTTTGATCTCTTGATGACCGCTTGTCCCGTGAGTGTGATACTACGTGCGATGTCAGGATCACCGATCGGTGCATGTTTGTTACCAAAATATCCATACACAGTGTTGATTAAAATCTTCAGTGTGAATTGTTTTATATCGAGCTGTTCTGATTTTCTCTTTAGAGCGGCATACTCATCATCATTCTCATTCAATTTACTTAGCTTCATGTTTATTGTCTTGAGCTCTTTCTTGATCAAGACACGTTGTTGGTATATACTGTCAACAATCTCTGGTATGATACCTTTTTTGTTTTGAGAGAACAACACCTTGGCTTTGGATAAAGCTATGTTGTCTTTTTTGATAAATTCTACAAACTTTTCATGTGTCAACTTGAAACTCTTACCTGACACGTGTGTAATATATATATGTGTATCATCTTTGTGTGTTATCTTACCTACTTTTGTCTCTGGAGACAAATTCAAGCTGATCATCGTGTTCGGATACAGGCTGTTCGCATCAAAACTAACAACATCGTGTTGAAAACCACGCTGAGGTTCACCGACATACGCTCCTTCATACTTAGCGTTGTTTATATTGTCCTTGACAAACGTTGGCACAACCAGACCCTTGCTCCTGGCTTTGATCACAGTCGCTCCTGTAATAACACCCAGGGTACCCATTGCTGATTCAATTGTTGTAAGCCCGGTATATGCTAACATCCGTAACAACTCTAGATATCTCAGCTTGTCTTCCATTTGCACCAACAAGTTCACGTCTTGCACATTATATTCTACAAACGTCTGCCAGTCATCATCAGCTAACGCTGATAGATTGGTGTTTCCGTAGTCTACTTTTCTTTCACCGAGCTCTCGCTCCGCGATCGCATCAAGCTTGTAACTCTCACGTAAACCTACACTAAACTTTTTGTATATATCTAGATAGTCAATACATGATATACCACTGATGTACCATCGTTGCTGTTCTCTACCAAACGCACCAGTTACTAATCGACTGTATATGTTTTCCACTGGTGAAATTCGTTTGATGTTCTCCTCACCCAACACTCTTATTGTTCTGTTGATGATATACGGTATGTCGAAACCTTCACTGTTCCATCCACTCAAAATATCAGGTGATGAGCGATTTATATAATTAATGAAGCATTCTAGTAATTGATTCTCCGTCTCACAATACACATAGTCACACCCTTTGATTTTTTTCTCTAATCGCTTGGTTCCCCATGTGTAAAATCTTTTGTCTATTGAATCATAAATTGTTATTACATTGATTGGTTCATAAGCAGTGTCTGGGGTTGGGAAGTTGTCCGGGCAATACACCTCAATATCCACATATTGTATCTTCAACGGGTTTTTTGAGAACTCTAGATCATTATTTTTCGTATGGAATGTGTCTATTAAAAATTGCTGCTCAGGTCTTATATTCTCGAACAATCTGTTTGTACCACACTCTTTTATAAAGTTGGAACGATGTCTGGTGTCTTTGAACAACCTTTTACGCACCGGGGTGTCAAAAATACTCTTAGAATCTCCCTTGAGCGTGGTCTCGACATATAAATACGGATTGAAACTCACATCCATGGTAACACGATTACCATTATCATCCCATGTGAACAATGTGACTGACTCATCTCTTGGATTGTAACAAACGTTGCGATACATATAAGACTATTATAGTATATAAACCGCAAAAGCTCAACTAAGTATTGTCATGGACACAAAAAACGTTTCTAAAGTGATCATCGAATGGAAAAATGCATGCTTGCTCCTACAAAGAGCGGGAGATGGTACGTGGGAATTACCTGGAGGTCATTTAGAGTTGGGTGAAACGTTCAAACAAGGAGCAAAACGTGAGGTTTTTGAGGAAACTCAAATAAAAATATCGAAACTCAAAACAATAATCAAAGAAAAAACGTTTCGGTTATACACATGCAGACCACGTGTTATAAAGGTTGTTCTATCTGACGAACATAAGTCATACAAGTGGGTGTTGGCACGTGATCTCCTAAAGCTACAACTCAGCAAACCTACTGTCTACAACCTGAAGACAATACTAAAAACTATTGATACTGTTGATTAGTTTTCTGTTGGGGTCTGCGTATGGTAATGTATACAGCTCTTTGTATTTATCGAGATTTTGAGGGTTTTCTAACCACCTGGTCTCTATATGTTGTCTACCTTTACGTACTTGCTTCATGTAAAAGCTTTTATCACTCATCACATGATCAATTTGATCTACCATCTCATCTCCGGTGGTGAAATTGAAAAAAGCATTTTCATAGGTGCATAAATCCTGACAAATCGCTGGTGCCCCGAGAGCACAACCTTCAATAAATTTGAGATCACTCTTGGCTCGATTAAAATTGTTGTCAGCAAGTGGTGCGACCATCACGTTCGGTTTGACTTTCTGTACCAACCTGGGATAATCCATCAAATATGTCCAGTTGTGAAACTCCACCTTGCCTTGCTTAACATATTGAGACAGTCTTCTAGGGAATGCACCGATAAATATCCATTGATATTTGTTCATCGTCTTCAACACAGTGTCACATACATGTCCAAAGTCATCTTGTTGGTTTACATTGTTGTCTACATCAAAATGAGCTCCACTACCTGCGTACAACACTCTAGGTTTCTTCTTCCGTTTGCTATAATTCTTTTCTACAGTCAACTCATCATATTGATCCAACCAAGCTCGGGGCGGGTAATTAGGAATGACCGTTATGTTTTTATTACCAGTCTTGTCCATGTAGTATTGTTTCATGAAGTCACATGTGACTGTTATCTCATCACACATGCTCATCATGTCGATAGTCGCAGATCGAATATCATCATCAACAAACGCTCCCCGAAATTTGTTGTATTTGGGTATATCTTCATAGAACACAATGTCGTCTATCTCATATACAACTTTAAAGTCCATCTTTTTACCCAAGTCGGTTAAAAACTTTATAAATTTTCTTTGTGTTGGTGTGGCTTGTCGTTGTATGCGCACACACTTGACATTGGTGTAATATTTTGGATCAGTCACCATCACTGTGCTTCCATGCACGATCGCTTTTTGATATGCATTTAACA